ACACCGCGAGGTTCAAAGCCACAACCCAACAAAAAGAAGGGTAAGAAATAATACGAATATCTTTTTTATATATTTTAATTAATTTTTATAAGTCTATATTATTCATAAAAATTAAGTAATTAGATAAACTTTTTTAAACTGTTTATATATAATGACAGCAATTCAATTTTGGACCAATGAACCTACCATTCTATTTAATAAAGAATATATGTTTGAATTATGGCCAACGAGTGATATGTGCTACGAACAAAAACTAAATGCCATTACGAGACTTGTCATATTAATAACGATTTTAGGATATGTTTCAACAACATCGACAAGAATTTTAGTGGTCGGAACATTAACATTAGCCGTAATTTTTGGCTTATTTAAGATGAGAAAGCAGAAGCTTACGAACCAAATGTTAAACGAGGGTTTCAGTATTCAGGGAAATCAAGTAACCGGAATGTTTGATAAAAAAACGGACTCTTATGTCAACCCGGTTACTTTAGACACTGTTTTAAAAACTGAATTTAAGGAAGGAACCAAAAAGAATCCATTTAGCAATGTTCTATTGACACAGATCAGCGGCGATCCGGAGAGAAAATCCGCACCACCTTCTTTTAATGTTGATGTCGATGAGGATATTACAAAAAATATCAAGAAGGCCGTTCAGATGATGAACCCGGGCATAAAAAACACTGACCAGCAACTTTACGGAGACCTTTGGCAGCAGTTCGAATTAGATCAATCTAATAGAGCATTTTTCAGCACAGCAAATACGCGAGTAGAGAACGATCAATCAGCTTATGCTCAGTTTTTGTATAATGACCTTAAATACTCTGGCAAGGAATCTACTCCAGAAGGTGCAATTTCGCGAGTACAAGACAATTACAGGTACACATTGTACTAATTTTGAGAGCATTAATCGTAACAAGTTTTATTCTTTTTTTTATCATATACCCAAATTTCATAATTATAACCTAGTTCCTTTGCTGCTTTTTGTTTTAATAAAACACCGCATTTTGTAAAGGTCCACGTAGACTTTACTTCAATAAGCCTATTTTGTGAAGGAATATAAATATCTACAAAATGGGCGCGCGTCTTGTTATTTTCATCTATATATAATATTTTTGGGACATTTGCACATCCTGTAATTATATCTGATTCATCAATTTCATCATTTATAATTAATTCGTCCAAAGCAAAATTTTCGTAACCTTGATAATTGATAATTTTCCCTGAAGGTAAAATATATTTTTTAAATTCGTGTGATTTTTTTAACATATTTTCAAGATAATCCGGATCTTTCATAAGATGTTCTACACCATATCTCGATATGTTAGTTTCTGTAATTTTATTTTGTACATTTTTATTATGCGAATGATGTTCGAAACCATATCTTGTTAAATTAGTCTTCTTAATCTTATCCTGAATTTCGTTACTCTGACTAACATGTTCAACACCATATTTTTTTATGATAATTTCTTTTATGTTATTTTTAATTAATTCACACTGAAAATAATTTTCCTGTCCTATTTCCTTTAGATTAGTTGTCTTTCTTACAACATTCGCCTTTATAAAAATGCATGGTTTACACAACGCATTTGTATTTATTAATTTACAAAATTTTTTATTAAAAATATTCGAACAATCTTTGTTTGAACATTCTCCCTTTATTACAAATCTGGCATTTAATTTTTCATTCTCATAATTGCCTAACAACGTAATGTTATTTTCATTACAATAATTTTGCAATAAAGAGTAATTAAATTTTGGTGAAACAACTGCATCTTTATAAACACTGTGCTTTGTAATATTATTAACTCCATATTTTTCCAAACAAAATGCTCTCCTTCTATCATTTGCTATATTTTTAATACATATTTTACAATAACCCCCGGTAGTAAGCAAACCTTCATATTTTTTATTAAATTCATTCTTACAATTTTCATAAATACAATTGCCTTTAATTGTAGAAGTGCTAGTCAAGTCCGCATTACTATAATCCTCCAAAAGGGTTACACTATTTTCCTGACAATACGTATTCAATCGATCAAAGTCATATTTACGTCGTTTAGCCATTATATACTATATATAGATTTTATTTGTCTAAACTATTTAAAAATAATATAATATATTTAATAAAATGGAATCAAAATATAATTGTGAAAAATGCCAATATAAATGTAATTATTTGTCAGAATGGAATGAACATTTAGAAACAAAAAAACACACTGGAGAAAAACGCAAAGGGAGAAATGATAAGGTTTTGGTAGATAAATGTGGATTGTGTGATTATAAACCGAGTAAAACAACAAATTTAAAACTACATTATTTAAACAAACACGCAACAAAAGAAGAAAGACAAGCCGGATTTAATTTTTATTGTGAAAAATGTGATTTTGGGTGTTTTGTAGAAGTTTTACTTAACAGACATTTAGAAACTCAAAAACATTTGAATTCATAAAAAAATAATGTATATTATAATATATAAATGGCTAACGTCTCTAGTTATACCTTTGATAATATGTCACGTCTTGGAAATGATTCGTGTTGTATAGATCAAACGAGCATTCAAAACGTAGCATCATGTAATTATATGACTCAGAATTACTTTGCTGCTGATTGCTCTATGAAAAATGTTAAGGCTCTTGCAACTTCGCAGCCTGGCATCATGTACAACGGTGGATTTAACTCTGGTGCTGGAGGGTGCAATATTGACGAATCGTCAAAGCTCCAAATTGGCACCATTCAAACGCACCCCAGATGCCATATTGATTTGTTCCAACGCCCATTCGCCACCGTTCCCTATTTAGGACGTGGATCAGTGAACCCTGTAATGGAATCTCAAATTCAACAGGGCGAGCAGATCGTCAACAAGCGTAGCGTGAATAATTTAAGCGAAAAGAGTTATATTAAGTATCACCAGACGCCCCTTTTACCCGCGGTTCAAGAGAGAATCAATAACCCTGCCAACCAAATCGAAAACGTCGCATCTGATGGGTGGGTTCGCGGTGGTGTCCCTTCTCGTGAATTGACAAAGGATACTGATTATGCGAACAAACACTCCACCTACCAATACGCATAAACACCAAAACTTCTGTAATTCAAAAGATGTAAAATAATATTTATTACTGTTTAGATATAAATATTAGTTAGTAAATAATACAATGTATAACACCAAGATTGTTTGCACTTACCACACACCAGATGTATTTTTGGCAACAGACGAAATAACACTGAGTGATATGGAGTTTGTGAGAGACACGATATATCGACAAGAATTATTGGATGTTTTTGCCATAGAAGAATTCAGCACCGATGAAATGAATTGTGCTTTCCATAAACTATACGAGCGCTTAAAAGAGTGTGTGGAATTGCGCGAGTGTATGCTTAAATTAGCAGAGCGGGTTATGAGTATTGAGGAAGAATTAGGTCTAATGGTTTTATTTGCGTATGAGTTTATGCATTTAACCCATATTTGCGTCAGCGAGTATCTAGAAACAGGGCAAATATCGGAAAAAAATATGTCGACCCTACAAAAAAGAATATTCTAAGATAATTACTGTATATTTGCGAACTTTTTATACTAGCATATATAAATGGCGTCTACACGTAATAGAAATACTCCTGGAAATTACTGTTTAGAACAGAGAGAATATAAACAGTTTGAAAATTACACATTGTATCCGAATTCACAATACGGCGCTGCTTACAATACAAGATTACCCGGAAATGGATTAATGCCCGCGCAAATCCCGTGGAATAAACTGTCATATAATGCGGCTGATACTGAGTCATTTTTGTTTGGTATTAATTCGACAAATTTAGTAACCCCTGCGCCGTGTTTTAAACCGGAAATTACAAAGTTGGCTTCGTCTAATATTTACGAGAAAAAGGCGACATTCATCCCCGAGCCCTTGGTTATTGAGAAAAATCAGCGCCCATTCCCGGTGCCAAATTAATCCATAATACTTTTTATACAATATTATAAATGATTATAACATTGTAATAGGACATTTAGTATAACTAATTAAATAATATATCAATTTAAAATATATTTGCTTTTTATATAAATGAGCAACATAAACGCTAAAAATATAACAAGTGAAAATATCACTGTAACAAACCTTACAGTAACTTATATTAATGGCGCACCATATGTTGCGAATCCGTGTAATAATCCGTGCGCCACAGGCTATTATGTGCCGTGCCCGGATTGTAATTATACCGGTTCGGATTCGTGCGACTGTGGAAATACGTGTGATTGGTGCGATGAAGTGCCCTTTGTCCCGGATGAATGTGACTGCTTTGTGCCGTGTAATAATGGCGGCGGTCCAGGCTCAACTGGTCCAACTGGAAATACAGGTCCAACGGGAAATACAGGTCCTACCGGTCAAAGAGGATATACTGGTGAAACAGGAGAAACTGGCACAACAGGTCATACTGGTCCTACAGGTCATACTGGTCCTACAGGTCATACTGGTCCTACAGGTCCCACTGGACTTCCGGGAACAGCTGTAAATACAGGAGCTACCGGTCCTACTGGTCCAACAGGGCAAACAGGCCCCCAGGGAGTTCCGGGAACAGCTGTGGGAACCGGAGCTACCGGTCAAACGGGACCTACTGGAAATACAGGCCCCACAGGCCTTCCTGGAACAGCTGTAAACACAGGAGCTACTGGAAACACAGGTCCTACTGGAAACACAGGTCCTACTGGTCCTACGGGTGAAACAGGTCCTACTGGTCAAACAGGTCCTACTGGCCAAACTGGTCCAACAGGTCCAACAGGCATAGAAATAGTAGGAACCGCAAATTGTTATGGCGATTATTTGTATTGGAATACCTATAATAATTCGTGGACAGTTGGTTCGGATAATATAAATATTGGGTGCGGAGCGGGTCAAACCAATCAGGGCACAAATGCGGTTGCTCTTGGTTATCAAGCAGGTCAAACAAATCAGGGCACAAATGCGATTGCTATTGGCGCGAATGCTGGAAGAGAAAGCCAACAAACCGACGCTATTGCGATTGGTTCGTCTGCGGGATGGTATACACAAGGAAGGAATGCGGTTGCGATTGGTTATGCTGCGGGCTTATCGAATCAAGGAACGGGGGGTATTGCTATTGGATTTTTGGCGGGCGAACTAGGAACAGCTCTTGCTGCGGCAAATACTATCGCGATTGGAGTGAACGCTGGAAATAATAATCAATCTTCTAATGCGATTGCGATTGGCTCAACCGCAGGACAAACAAATCAAGGTATAAATGCGATTGCGATTGGTGTTGGAGCAGGCCAAACTATTCAAGGAGTAAATTCGGTAGCCATTGGTAATACTGCAGGACAAGGAACTCAAGGGTCCTATTCAGTCGCAATCGGTTATCAAGCGGGCAACACTGCTCAGCTTGGGTATTCGGTAGCAATTGGCAATACTGCAGGTCTAGGGAATCAACAGTCATCTGCTGTTGCTATTGGTAATGGCACCGGGTATGTAAGCCAAGGACAATATTCCGTTGCGATTGGCTATCAAACCGCGCGAAATTCTCAAGGCATAAATGCGATTGCAATAGGGAGTCAATCGGCATACAATTCGCAAGGAGCAAACGCAATTTCGGTTGGGACAAACGCAGGTCAGCAAACACAAGGAGGAGACGCAATTTCGGTTGGGACAAACGCAGGTCAAAACAATCAAGGTGTGTCGTCGGTAGCCATTGGTTTTCTAACAGGTCAAAATGCTCAGAGTGGGTATTCGGTTGCGATTGGCTATACCGCAGCACAAACCACTCAAGCACAATATGCGATTGCGATTGGTTATCAAACAGCCGTTAATTCTCAAGGGCAAAGCGCTATTGCTTTAGGGAATCAAGCAGGATTAGTTTCACAAGGTGTCCAATCCATATCTGTTGGGTTTAATGCAGGACGATCCATTCAAGGTTCAAATTCGGTAGCTATTGGCAGTTCAGCAGGAAAAACAGCCCAAGGACAATCTTCCATTGCGATTGGAACTGATGCGGGGGGTAACTCTCAAGGTAATTATTGTATCGCAATTGGAGATACTGCAGGACTGAACAATCAGCAACTTACGGCAGTAGCTATAGGCAGAAATTGCGCTTCAAATTTTCAGCAAATCTCGGCAGTAGCAATTGGATATTACTCAGGATATGCGAACCAAGGGGGAAATTCGGTAGCTGTTGGTGTGTTGGCGGGACAACTAGTTCAAGGTGCATCATCCGTAGCAATAGGAGATACCGCAGGTTCTATTAATCAATCGGGTAACTCAGTAGCAATAGGAAAACTAGCTGGTTTTGGAAACCAAGGAACGTGTTCGATCGCTATTGGGTTAGACGCCGCACAACAGGGCCAACAGTCTTCCGCAGTTGCGATTGGTAATGAAGCAGGATTTCTACTCCAACAATATTCGGCTATTGCGATTGGAACAAAAGCAGGTAGAAACTCGCAGGGTAGCGGTGCCATAGCTATTGGCGCGGAATGGTATGATGGATCGACGGCAACTTATGGGCCGCCGGGCTATTGCTTACAAGGCACAAATGCGATTGCTATTGGAACATCGGCAGGAAATACATATCAAGGACAAACCGCAGTAGCAATTGGGTTTCAATCCGGCTCTTTTACACAAGGCGAACAAAGTGTAGCAATAGGAATAATAGCAGGAACACAATCGCAAGCTTCAAGAGCTGTAGCAGTTGGCGCAGGCGCCGGAGCATTTAATCAGGGTCACGTAGCCGTTGCTATTGGTGATACTGCCGGAAATAATGGTCAGGGGTTAGCCGCAATTGGTATCGGGTTTTCTTCGGGTGGTATAAATCAAGGGTCGGCAGGTATCGCAATTGGATATATTGCAGGTTTTATAAATCAAGGAGCCGCGTCTATAGCGATTGGAGCCCAAGCGGGCAATCAAAGTCAACAATCAAATTCTATAGCAATTGGTAATGCCGCAGGTCAAACAAGCCAGGGCGCAAATAATATAGCAATAGGAGTTGAGGCCGGCGCATATAATCAAACTAGCGGTGGAAATGTTGCTATTGGATATCAGGCGGGCTCAACAAATCAGGGTGGTAATTCGATCGCAATTGGTGCTGCTGCTGCGGCTTTTTCCCAAGGACTACAGTGTGTAGCTATAGGTAATGCCGCAGGTCAATCTTATCAAGGATCAGGAGCCATTGCAATTGGTTATACAGCCGGGCAAACAGGACAAGGGACAAATTCAATTGCTATTGGTAATACAGCCGGACAAACAGGACAAGGTACAAATTCTATTGCTATTGGTAATGCTGCAGGTCAAGTAAATCAGCCGCAAAATAGTATCGTATTAAATGCTAGCGGTCTAGCTTTAAATGGTGCGACCCAAAGTGCGTTTTATGTGGATCCGATTCGAAACATAACAAATATAGGCAATGTATTATATTATGATACAGTAAACAAAGAAATAGTATATGCTTCAGGAGGTTCCGCTCCAATTCCAACAGGAACAAATTGGGCAGATTATTTGTATTGGGATAGTAGCAATAATACATGGGCTGTTGGTGACCAAAATATAACACTCGGCGGTTTTGCAGGTCAAACGAATCAAGGATCATATGCGATTGCTTTGGGATACCAAGCAGGTAATTCTGGACAGAGGTCAGGTAGTATTGCGATTGGATTTCAAGCTGGGTTTATAGATCAATCAGGAAATTCTATTGCTTTGGGATACCAAGCAGGTAATTCTGGACAGAGGTCAGGTAGTATTGCGATTGGATTTCAAGCTGGGTTTATAGATCAATCAGGAAATTCTATTGCTATTGGTAATGCTTCTGGTAATACTAGTCAAGGACAAAATTCTATAGCAATTGGAAATGGTTCGGGAAATGGTGCACAAAAATCGGGTGCTGTATCAATTGGTCTTTCTTCTGGCGCAAGTAACCAAGCACAAAATGCTATTGCTATTGGAGTAGAATCCGGCAGACGAGTTCAATCATCCGGTGGAATTTCTATAGGATTTCAAGCAGGTAATAGTGGACAAGGGACAAATGCGATTGCTATTGGTGTTCTAGCTGGTTCGACACAAGGCACCGGTAGTATTGCGATTGGGTATCAAGCCGGCATAAACACTGATCCTTCCGGAAATAGCATTGCTATTGGTGTAAGTGCCGGAAATAGCGGTCAATTCCTTAATGCCATTGCTATTGGTTCATCCGCAGGTCAAACAAATCAAGGGACAGCCGCAGTTGCGATTGGTTCACAAGCTGGAAGAACGAATCAACAGTCGGGAGCGATTGCTATTGGAGACCAAGCGGGTTCATCAGCACAAGGTCAGAGCGCAATTGCTATCGGACAAAATGCCGCTAGGACAAATCAACAATCCGCCGCAATTGCGATTGGTCTTGCTGCGGGACAATTTACACAAGGAATAAACGCCATTGCGATTGGTGTTAGTGCTGGTTCGTCAAATCAAAGAACAGGTTGTATTGCTATTGGGTATCAAGCAGGATTGCTTGGTTTTGATCCTTCAGGAAATAGCATTGCCATTGGTGTAAGTGCGGGAAATAATAGTCAATCATTTAATGCTATTGCTATTGGTTCATCCGCAGGACAGACAAATCAGGGAATATCGGCAATTGCGATTGGTAATTCTGCAGGAAGAACTAATCAACAGTCAGGCGCGATTGCTATTGGAGACCTGGCAGGCACGTCAGCGCAAGGTCAGAGCGCAATTGCTATTGGTCAAAATGCTGCTAGGACAAATCAACAGTCCGCCGCAATTGCGATAGGTCTTGCCGCAGGACAATATACACAAGGAATTAATGCTGTCGCTGTTGGCGTCAGCGCAGGTTCGTCAAATCAAGGAACAGGTAGTATTGCTATTGGTTATCAAGCAGGATTGTTTGGTTTTGATCCTTCAGGAAATAGCATTGCTATTGGCGTAAATGCCGGAAATAATAGTCAATCATTTAATGCTATTGCTATTGGTTCATCCGCAGGACAGACGAATCAGGGAATATCGGCAATTGCGATTGGTAATTCTGCAGGAAGAAGTGCTCAACAATCAAACGCTATTGCTATTGGAGATCAAGCCGGAACTTCAAACCAAGGTCAGAGCGCAATTGCTATTGGTCAAAATGCCGCAAGATCAAATCAACAGTCCGCCGCAATTGCTATTGGTAATAGCGCAGGTCAGGGATCACAGGGCATAAATGCTATTGCTATCGGTGTTGGCTCAGGATCGTCAAATCAACGATCAGGCAGCATTGCGATTGGTTATTTCGCCGGCTTTCAAGATCAATCGGGAAACGCAATTGCGATTGGTGTTCAAGCAGGTCAAACAAGTCAAGCAACGGCGGCAATTGCTATTGGATATCAGGCAGGATTTTCCGCACAAGGAACAAATGGAATTGCGATAGGTAATTCTGCAGGATTTTCTGGACAAGCATCCGGCGCAATTGGGATAGGACAGCAAGCAGGATTTTCTGGACAAGGTAGCAATGCGATTGGTTTAGGAAATTTAGCCGGTCTAAATGGACAAAAATCAGGTGCTGTCGGCATAGGTTTTCAAGCAGGAGCTAATACACAAGGAATAAATGCCATTGCGATTGGAGCAACTGCGGGGCAAAATATTCAACAATCCGGCGCTATCGCAATTGGATTTCAAGCAGGTTATATTGGCGCAACGCTTTTAGCCACAACCGGACAATGTGTAAACGCGATTGCGATTGGATCAAATGCCGGATCAACATTTCAAGGCACAAGCGCAATTGCGATTGGAGCAAACGCCGGTTCAACATTCCAAGGCGCGAATTCGATTGCTATTGGTAATCTTGCTGGTCAAAATTCTCAGGCAGCGGGTTCAATAGTAATAAGTGCGTCAGGGTCAGCATTCTCAGTTACGCAGGCTGGTTTTTATGCTACTCCTATTAGAGGTGTTACTCAATCAAGTTATAATGGATCAACATTTGGTAATATATATTATGATATTGCGAATAAAGAAATTTTATTTGATACCGCTGCTAAAACGTTTGTCATAGATCACCCCGTAAATAAAAATAAACATTTAGTCCATGCCTGTTTAGAAGGTCCTGAATCGGGTGTGTATTATAGAGGCAAAGGTGAAATTGAAAATAACAAAAGTGTTGTAATATATTTACCTGATTACGTTGAAAAATTAGCAACCGAATTCACAATTCAAATAACCCCAATTTACTCGGGTAAAAAATCAGAACAATTGTATACAAGCGAGGTAGAAAATAATAGTTTCATAGTTTATGGCCAAAATTGTAAGTTCTTTTGGTTTGTTCAAGGTAAAAGAAACAATATTGAAGTTGAACCACTAAAATCAACTGTTCAAGTAAAAGGAACAGGACCGTATAAATGGATTTAGATTTTCAAATGTATAAAATAAATAATGTATAAAATAAATAATGTATAAAATAAATAATGTATAAAATAAATAATGTATAAAATAAATAATGTATAAAATAAATAATGTATAAAATAAATATTATTTATTTATCTAAAAAAGATTTGTAATTATTAACAAAATAATTTGTGTTTTGTATGCATTCATTTATAGCTCTGTTCACGAGCACCAAATAATCAGGAACCATATCAAAACCTGTTATATTAAAATTCACTCCATTTTTATACATGATAACATTCGGTTTTTGTTGATTTGTAAATATAAAATGATTATTCCAATAAATCGGGTGGTTATTTATTAAATGAAAAATTTGCTGGTTAGTTTCACGACTGTATTCTAATAAATTATCCAAAATACAACTATATTTGGGTAAAAAATATATCTCGTTTTTTTCTATGCTTGACCATACAATATATCTATGATGAATATATCCACAATATTTGTTACTAAATTCCAACGCATCAACATTCTTTGTAATTTCTATTAAAGGAGATGGAGTTTCAATATACCCACCAAATTTGCTTACTCTAACCATCTCATTAAAAGCAAAATCTGGGTTTTGAATATCTTCGAGAACGTGCCGACAATAAATAAAATCAATGGAATCATTATCAAATGGGATTTTTTGATAATCTATATCAATTTCAATATAATTTGTAATTTTTTCATTGCTTCCAATAAAATCTGTAGCGAGTGTAAAAGGAACAATCCCCGGTCCAATCTCTAAATTTTTGACGAATTTATTAAATAAACAATAATTTTCAATTATTTTATTTACAGATGTGTTGGGACTCCAAAAATATTTGTGAATTCCTACTACATCTGAATCAGCGTTATTATTTTTATTTATATCTCTAAGCTGTCCGTCAAATATATCAATGCTATCTGTTTCACTTCTATTTTTCATATAAATATGTATTACATCTAAATAAATATTTATATCCTATTTCAACAATTATTATACTTTAATCAAAAACACACGATAGCCCTTGTGTAAAATTTTGATTTCGTGTTGATGCTTCTTTAAAAAGTGATTAATGCCCTCGAAAGGGGAATCGATCACAGCACCTTCGGCATTATACAAATAATCATCAATTGCTAGTAACCCGCCTCTGGCTAAAAGTCTCCATGAGTTCAATAAATCTGAATAACAATCGAAAGATAAATGACTACCATCAATGTAAATAAAATCAAACATCTTATTTTCTTTCATCATTTCAAACAATACTTCATAAGAGTCACCCTTAATTCCTGTAATTCTATTTTCTAATCCTTCGATCGCAACATTTTTATAGAATGATGACTCGATCTCTAGTTCATCCATATTATCCAACATTTCTACCTTGCTTAAAGCATCACCTTCAATGTAATTCGTCCATTTATCCAGACCAACACCAATAGAATTTGGGATCAGTTTGATAATATTTATCAATGAAATACCTGTATAACTACCAACTTCCAAAACTTTAATTGTATCATTTTTGAATTTCGCATAATTGTTGTTAAAATAATCAATGGCTTCTAAAAAATATTTTTTGTGTCCAAATGGCAAATCATTTGTCCAATTATACATCCCCTTATATTCCAACTTCTCCTGTAAGATATGTTCATCCAATAATTTTGTTGCCTGATTTTGCCACGATAGCTTAGACGCCCATTCATAGTTTCTCTCTATCAAATCATTTTTAAGCGATTTATTTTCAGGATCCAAGTATTTTTTAATCTTAGTAAGCGCGGTTTCTTGCCATTCACTATCCATAGGCTCGCCCTTAATTATGACGCCTCTATGTCCAACCGTATTCTGTAATGCGGCCAAATTGTTAGTAATTACAAGAGTCTTTGTCAACGCAGCTTCAAGCGCAGTTAAGCAAAATGTTTCCATAAACGTGCACGGATAGAACCATACATCCGCAGTTATCCAAGAATCAGCGAGTGTCTTTTTGTTCACCCATCCGTGGTAATGAATATTCATATTATGGTTCTCCACATCATAAGACTTCATAAGCTCTTTGATTTGTAGCATCATTTTCCCCTCAACATCATTGACCCATTTTCCATTAATATCACAGTAAATATGTAGAGAAGCGAGTGGTTGGAATTCATATATCTTTGGCCACATTTGTAGTAAAGGCAATAATCCTCTATTGGGGAAGGATGAATAAATGAATTTATACTGCTCTTTACACGTAATACCGTCTCCTTTAAATTTATCAAAATCAATACCATAATAAAAAGGCACAGTAATATTTTTCAATGACGGATAAATTCGCGTAAAAAAATCAACGTGCCACTCAGTCAAACAAAGGATCTTCTTCAATTTTTGATCGCGAGGAATAACAACACCGGTTGGCGTTAAATCGTGAACAACAAGATACACATTTTCAGTCCACCCCTTAAAAGTAACCGGCAAATACTCTGAATATCTACTTACGATACACGTATGAATATAGTTCTCATTAATAAAGGGATAATAATCGGCAAGTGGTTTATACAAAACCCCTTCAAACAATTCTTCTTCCACGCAGTTACAGAAAACATACACATCAAATAACCCGGATTTTTGAATATATCGCGCCATCTCAATAATATACGTTTCCGATCCCCCGACCCCGATAGTAAGTATGCTACTTCCCGACCAATTATTAAATCCACCGTCCGCGTGAAAACATAATATGGGCTTTTCTGGCACCGTTGGCTTCACTTTTTCAACTTTAATAGTCAATTTATCATAAATTTTGTGCCATGACAACATCTCCTCATAAGAATCCGCGTGTGACAGATTATGTTTCAAGAACAACTCGCTCGCCTGTTTGCCCAACTCATATTCCTTTAAATCGTAACAAATTTTGCTAAGAAATTTGGGTAAAAAGTGATAGCTTAGCGTTGGTTTCAATGAATACTGACAGTGCATGGGAAACCCAATCTCAAATGCCTTTTTAAAATATCCAAATGCCTTTCTAATATTATTCTCCAAGTAATAGTGAACACCGATAAAGTACAACGATTCGGGGCGAGATTCGTCGGCTTTATAACATTTATTATACAATTCTTCGCATTCAGGCCACGATTTATTCAACTTAAAATTGGCGATTCGCGCGGATTCAAAAAGAGCGTCTACTCTCTCCTGAACAAACCCGGAATTGGAAAACTCGGCTCTCTTTGTAAAATAATAAAACGCCTTCTCGTAATCTTCGAGTAGGTTGTACGTCTGAGCCAAATAATAATAAGCACGAGGGTCGTGAGGGTTCTCTTCAACCTCCTCGTACAATAATTTCAGGTCAAGCTGTTTTCTATCGTGCGTTCTTTTTTCCATATAGTCAAATCGTCTGTCATCAATAAAGCTGGCCTCTTTTGGGATTACAATATTTACATTGTTTTTATCGGTAATAACCTCGTGTATTCTATGAATATATCTAAGACCAGAACTGCCCTTAATAATTCTATTTGACCCGTAAATAGTATCGTCACTTTGAATGTATAGAGTAAATGATGTTGACATTTGGTCTCCGCGCACATCATTCAAAAATCCTCTAAGGTCGCCATTGACTACATATGTATCATCTAACATGGTTATAAATTTACAAGAGTCTCCAGCCAAATCTAAACAGCGATTTCTACTTTCCTTAAAATTAATAAACGGTTCTTGATACAACGCACCCTTTTTCTTTCCCACTAGAACACGACGAATGATATCAAGCGTGTCGTCGGTGCTTCCGGTGTCCAATACAGTCCATCTGTCGAAAAACGGCATATTATCCAACAACATCTTCTCAAATTGCGGGCCACCGTTTTTCACCATAATGCAGAGATGATTTAAGTTATCGTAATCTAGTTCTCTCGATTCGTTAATGAAGTAGGAAAACTCGGTGTTGAACGCTTGTGAAAACCGGTCAGGAACATATAAAACCAACTTGGAACCGGTTAATTGAAAGACATTGGTGTACAATCCGGAACGAGCTAGAAAATCGTTATAAGTAGTTAATAAAACCGGCTTATTTTCCTGTATGAAATCCATATCTAAACAGGTGTCTTTCTCTGAAAAAATAAATACAGAGTTGGCGTTGGAACCGGTAAAATCCGCTAACTGAATATTATGGAGGTATTTTTTAAAATGGATATTGTTTTTCTTAAAGTTGCTCGCGTTATGGAGTATGTTCTCGACGTGATTCATATGTGTCTCTATTGCGAATATGCTGCGATACTTTTGCGAACAGGTAATCGGAAGAAATCCGCCGTGTGTAGTGTTATACACGATCAAATTTTCAAGTCCGATACAGCTAATTTCATTGATCAATGAGGATATTCTCTCAAATTTGCCAATATCATCGCGAATAATCAAATTGCCATATCTGTCGTGTGGAATTTTTAAAAATTCATCATCGTTCACTTGGTATTCAACGCCATTAATTTTCATCAATGTCATAATATATAATATAATATATATCTAACCTTTAAATATTTATTATATCTATTATCTTGCGACAATGTCGCTTTATTATCTTATCAAAAAAAATAATAAACACCATTTTCGTGTGGCGTTTATTATTTTTTAAATTTATCATTTATATTTTTTGGCTCCACCTTTTATAACCGAATGTTAAGAAAGGTGGATTTATATTCTTTTGACTCCATCTTTCTTAAAGATGGATTTATATTCTTTTGGCTCCACCTTTTTCTAACCGAATGTTAAGAAAGGTGGATTTAATATTCGGGAGTATGCTTCTTAAATAGACACCCCTGAGCAGTCATTCCTTTTACATCCAATGTTATTACGCCCGGATTCTGATGGCTGCAGTCGCTCATCCAAATTTTAATAATACAGAAATTTTTCTTAGGTGAAATTGTTATCCCAGTCACACAACTAACGAATCCAGTATTCTTACTTATAGTTTCTCCTGCAACGACGTATGTAAGGTCCTTCCAAACCTTGTAAACGTTTTTGTTCGAAACTTTATACGAGAAACATCCGCCATTTCTATTTTTCGGATCCTCCCAAGTAGGCTTGATTCCCTCCTTCATTATAAATAACATACAATTTTCTACTAATATAGACGGCAATGTTTCTGTAACCGCAAGTGTATCTTCAACCGTTGTAAAAGTAGCAATAGGAATGTAACTGGTAATACTCCAGTCGGTATTGTGGGGTAAATGCGCCCACAATGTCCATCTATTTGCCAATTGATGAAATGTTTCAATACTAGAAGTTGCTGTTTCCATTGTTGTATGCTGGGATAACATTCTACATTATTAAGTCATTTTTTTTTAAATAGTTTTATTTAATATAATAGTATCTAGTAAGTATATTCGTCTTTTTTAATAGTAATGAATCGTGTATCTGTTATTTCCATCTCTTTAATATTCACATTATGGTCTATAATTTTAATATCCAACTTGGTAATCTGATCAATTTCGTCGTTTGTGAAATTATGTAGGTGATAATTTTTCAAAAAATAAATGAAAAACTGCTTATCAAATACATTTCCAACAACATAAAAATTATACTTATCTGTCTTAAGATCCAGCTTATATGCGGCGTCGTTTATTTTAATCTCAAGTAGCATAAATTTAATGTTGGATAATTCGTAATTAGTTGGCATTGGTTGTTTCTGTAAAATCTCCATATTAACACACCCAGAATCCGTCTTCCTTTCATTGTCGGCGAGTATATAAATACATTTACTGTCGTATTCAAATTGTTCACCGGAATAGTTATTTACAATTTCGCCGGTTTTATCAATCTTATAAATTAGATTTTGCTCAATGTGTTTTTTATAAACAACGTCTGATATTTGCTTAAGATATGGGTTTTTGTTAATTAATACTTGGATTTTGGAGCAGGTCTTGTTGGCGATAATTTGACATTTGCTGAATAAATAAATTAGATTGTACGACACACCGAAAAGAAAGTTCTCGTATTCTTGTGGATAGGTTCGTGTAAAGTAGTCATTCGCAATAGCAACCAACACCGACGCCTTAAAAACTGAAAACAATATAGAAAACATAATAGTTATTACTTAATTTATATCTTTAAACTATTTTATAAATTAACTTTGATATGCTGGACTACTTGAACCGTGTGGTACTAATGGCTTATTTGTAATTATTGGGGAAGGTGACAGCTTGTCGTTACTGTGAGGATTTGGAATAATTATATTTGGCGACTGATAATATACGCGATTATTTGATTGGTTATATTCGGGGTCGTAAATTATGATATTACCTAAAGAGTCGATTGTGATGCCATCGCCGCATTTTGTAGTTGAACTATCGCATTTATAATTTAGGCTTCCTGTTGCCGCGTCTAGCCCAAAAATGTATAACAACATGCTAACAATCACGGTCATTAGAATAAAGGGGATAAAAACGATGATCCACGATACAACGCCTAACCCTCTTTCACACAATATGTTTAATAATATTGTAACCATAAATGTAACAACGCCCTTCATTAACGCGGTATTATAGAGACCCTTAATTGTATCAATAAGTATTTGAGTAACCGAGAATATTAAATAAATAATTGCGGGGGCGCATAAATTTACCATTATACATCTATGAAGATTTTATATTTTATATTTTTAGTTTATGGGCTTTTTATATTTTAGAATTATTTACTTTAATTTTCCTCGGCATAAAAGAACGGTTCTCCCTCCTTTAGATATCCAACCTTTTCTCCGACATCCCCTTCTTCAGAGAGCTCATAAATGAAGCCATTCTCTTCGTCGTTGGTACAATAAGTGATATCATCGATTTCGATTTCAACCAATTCTTCTTCCTCCTCTTCTACTACTTCCTTCTTTTCTTCTTTTACCTCTTCCTTCTTTACCTCTTCCTCCTGCTCTTCTTCCTCCTCTTCTTCCTCTTCCTCCTCTTCCTCTTCGGTTTCAATCTCCTCTTCCTCATTGCAAGCGTTTATGCAGACATATTGTCCGGTCCCCTTCATAATACACACATTTTCTGTTTTCTTACATAAATTACAACTGCCAGTGCGACCATTTTCATTTAAGAAATAAACATCATTTAAGCCATCGTCGGCAAAATATCCGCTACAAATTGAACATTTTTCAGTAAACTTGGCATCTTTAACTGGTGAACAGTCTTGGTTTTTACACAAAGTTTTAACTTCCTCCTCTTCTTCCTCTTCCTCTTCGTCCTCTTCGTCCTCTTCGTCCTCTTCCTCCTCTTCCTCCTCTTCCTCTTCTTCTTCTTCCTCAGGACCAGATTCAATATCGGCATCGATGTCTTCACAGCACATCTCACTCGAGTTACAAATTTCTTCCTCTTTCATTTCAAAATGGATATTTTCATTTACGCAAGATAATACGATTGATGGTTGAACAACATTTGTAGTTGTATTAAGTGGCGCAGCTGTTGCTGTTGCGGCGTTTCGCTGTAGATAGCTTTCAATGGAATCTAATTTACTTTTCATAGCAGCGACATCCTGTCGAAGTTGTTCGGAGGTGTTATCGGAAAAGGGAATTGAGTGAGGGGTTTCACACACAGGATGACGCGTCGCACCCGAGTAACGTCTCAATTCATCTACCACAGATGGCAAACACATAATCTGTCGATGTGTTTGTTCCAATAAATTAAACCTACCAACATATTCGTTTAGCATGATATTCATATGTTTTCGAATAACATTATCAAGTTCAGATACTAGTGGATTGATATTAAAGTCGCTAATGTTATTTCTCAACATTCTTTGATAAGTTATATATAGCTATTCGTTTAATATGATTTAAAAAATAATTTATCTTATTTATATGGCAGACAAGATTTCGTTAGTGGAAACAGACCTTATTGATAACAAAGTTCAGATGATTATGAGACAAACCGATTATTCTGCAGATGTAGCGGAAACCAAATTGAGAGAAAACAACTTTGATGAAATTGCTACAATAAAGGCATATTTAGGTATACCTCAGAAGAAAGCTTCTCAGATAAAATCGGTAAACCAAGAGATTTATAAACAGTTACGGCATAAATTAGATTCAAATATGCGTAACTACAACGAGCGCGTAGAAAGGAATGAGGTTAAAAAAGTGGTATAAGTATTTACGCCGGACATTTAAAAAAATATTGTATTATAATATATGTCATCGTTGAAGAGATTCATGCCGAGTTTTCTCAAAGGAAAAACGTATAAATATGAGACACAGGCTGATTTAGACAAATTAACTGCGGATGAAATAATACACATAGACCCCAAAGAGGTCAGTCTTAATGTTGACAAAAATAAGAGTCTCGTAAAATTAACCGGGGATAAGCGCGATTCAATGCTTTCATTATTATCCATCAAACGCGAAGAAGAGAGAAACCCATCGTTAAGTAGTCTTAGGGCTAGTGTAATTAACAGAATTATTCGTCAAAAATCAGAGGCAGAAAAGTTGATGAAGGATACACAAGCAGAAATGGATGCTGAAGCTGCCGAACAAAATACAATGCGCAATCGTATTACTCTACTAACGATGCCCAATGCGCCTACAGGACCAATTAATATTACTAAAAAAGGCGGGCGAAAGAGTATCAATACAAGAAGAAGAAGAGCGAGTAGAGCAAAACGCGCGATTAAACGATCGCGCAAAATGTCGCACAAGCGAATGCAGAGAACAAGGAGACATTAACATGTAAATAATAACTAACAACTAATAAATAATAACTTGAAAATACATTATTATTTATTTCTTTGACCTCTTACGTCTCTTTACGGTATCTATCGCTGGTGAAACAGCATACAAAATATTATTAATATTAGAAATATAGTCGACACCATATATTATTCCAAAAACGACAAACAATAATAAAAACGACGCTACATTTTCCTTTATAATTTCAAAAATATTACTTATATTCCAATCAGAATCATCGTAAAGGTTATTTTCCATAATATATTGAAATAAAAATAAATATAACAAAATTAAAATAGTAAAATAAACAACAAAATAAATGACTAAAAATAAAATATTCTAATTTGATATCTTATTTTTTTAATGTGCTAATCCGAAATGATCGCTTAAGATGTTGGTTTTTGTTTGTTTCTTTTGTAATTTCTTCTTGATCTGGAATGTATTGGAGGGAATGATTTTGTTATTGATAATAAAGTCGTCATTATCCTCGTGTAACTCGGGAAGAATTCTAGTAAGCGGCTTATCAACAACCAAAAACAAGCGCTCATTCCTCAATAAAGATCTATACTCTTGAATGGAGAGATTGCCGTAATATTTATCGAGCAAATAATATGGGTTCGGTGCTGGCTTAATATTCTTATTATAGTCATATATTTTTGAATATATGTGGTTGAGAAAGTGATATCGTTCGAACCGTGCTGAACTATCAATATTTTCTTCCATTAAATATGCCGTCGCACATTCGGGGCTACAAAAGCACCCATACACGTTATATGAATCCTTCACATAATACTTGGGAATATATACTGGAGGATTATCGAAATCACACGTGCACCAAAAACAAGCGGATTTCTTGTCGCAAATGTTATTGATATGTAGATTATGCTCGAGCGTCTTCAATTTCTTCCATACCTCTTTTGTGTCAATGTTACTATCATCCGGCTCAGAATCGTCTTCAACGTGTTTAGTTTGAGTGGTAATAATTTCATTGTTACAAACGGGCGCATTATTCAAAAAATCTGCTGGCGTATTGATCATTTCATATGACAAATGAGCCTGGTGTTGAATGTCGAAGCTTTGAATATCCTGACCATTTACTGAATTGGATTGTAGATCCTTTATCGAGCATTTTAAATGTAGAATGATATTCGACTTCGGCTCAAGATTGTTATTTGTGGGAACGACTTGTTGAATAATCTTTCCACCCTTAGGCTTGCGCCCACGCTTCTTTGCTACTGGTTTCGCATCTTCAGTCAATACTGAATTATCATTATGTAAAAAAAGGGTTGTGCCAACCTCTTCATAATTATCGACTGACGATGATAACACCGTATTCTCGTCCGCAACATCACAATTATCTGCGACATTTTCTTCTATCACGACATTAATATTTTCGATATTTTGTGCCTGAGAGGCAAGCTCTAGTTCCTTCTTAGATTTTCTTCCACGTTTTTTTTGAACTGTTACTTGATTAATTTTAGATGCATCGGCCTTGTCAGACATTTAACTATACCTTATTATATAAATTTGATTTAAATCGTTTTAAAATATACTTAGGCGGAATATGTGTTTATGCTGTTGTGGGTTTTGTTTGTATAACAACTGCGGCAAACTGGGATATAATTGGACGACCCTACTACTGTTTGTGCGGTTTCATTTGTTAAACGCATCGAGAATATAGCACGTGTCCCGTCTTTACACAAGGAACACAGAGAAGTTAGCTTACGAACATTATCGCAGAGCGGGATTAAATCTAAAATCTGCCCAAATTTCTTTCTTTCAAAGTCGCCATCTAACCCACAAACATATACCTTTTTATTATGATTTAGCATATCTGAGACAACATCATACAGATCTAAGAAGAACTGACCTTCATTTATTAGTATAACATCAGACTTTCGCAATGAACAATGGGCATCGTAGTCAGGCGATTCGGTTCCCCCTTCGCAGTGCCAAATGTCTCCCAATTTTGTTGTTTGTAGGCACGGAGCAGTAACCTTGTCGTGAGTTGACACCAATGTATCGTGATATCTTTTATCGAGGGTGTGATTAATTATAGAAACTGGAATATTACAAAATATACACTGTTTATAAATTTCTACGATTGTAGACGTCTTGGAACTAAACATGGCACCCAATATTACCTCTAGAAATCCACCTTTGCTTTGAACAGTAGACATTTTGTATTTATCCATGTAATACCCTTAATATTTTAATTCAATTATTTTTAAATATGAAAATAAACAAAAACATAGTCTATTCAATATACCCTAACCAGGGACTACTTGTATTACTTTCTGGTCCTTCTTGTCTTTCTTACCTTTCTTACCTTTCTTGTCTTTCTTATCCTTCTAACCGGTCTTGTCCTTCTTGTCTTTTTTTTAGTGTTGCGAGTTCTGCCACCATTTATTGCTTTAGTAAATACAACCGCATTTCTCATCTCAATCGGCTTATATTTAAATCCATTTTGTTCAAAAATCGACTTTGACACCAAATTCTGAAATGTCTCAGTTTCCTTTATACTACTGCCTCTTGGATATTCATCGCTCAAATAATTACTTACTACAAGCATCCCGTCTGGTTTTAAATATTTATATACAATTCCAAAGTCAATAAGAATGAATGGACACGTATTCAGAATAATTGCCGCATAATCATTTTCTTTAAAATTAGCCCTTGTAAAATCATTATTACCAAATTCGCCCACAATATCAGCACCGGGACTAGGTGATACATATTGTATTTCTCTCTCAACCCCCTTTCCTAATATAATATCCAAGAGGGTTTCAATTTGAGGGTTCACTAAGACACGTCCACTAATACCTTCAGTTCTTCTTTGACATAGAACTAAAACCTTTTTCGCCATTATATATAGATGCGTATAAAATTGATAACTTTTGTTGATTTTGTATTAAAAGCGTTTTTTTATATAATGTAATGAATAGTGGTTTCGTTTGGGTTGAAAAATACAGGCCGTGTCAATTTGACGACATTGTGCTAGATCCACTAAATAGACAAATCTTGAAAAATGTAATAGACAGCTCTTATTTCCCCAATTTGCTTTTTTATGGCCCACCCGGCACAGGAAAGACCACGACGATAATAAATCTAATTACCGCGTATCAGGTAAAGTTAAACAATAAAAATAAAGATCTAATTATTCATTTAAACGCGTCCGACGAGAGAGGGATTGATATAATAAGAAACCAAATTAGCTTCTTTGTAAATTCAAAGCCGTTATTCAATACAGGAATGAAATTTGTTATATTAGACGAGGTTGATTATATGACAAAAAACGCGCAACAAGCACTACGATATCTCTTACAGAGTTACACAAATAATGTGCGTTTTTGTTTAATCTGTAATTATATAAGCAAAATAGACGAGGGACTACAAAACGAATTTATACGTTTACGCTTTAATCAGCTCCCAAAGAATGAGATTGTTCAATTCCTAAGCAATATCTCTACTTCGGAGAAATTAAATATATCGCAAAAATCGCTACACTGTATTCAGAAGCTATTTAAGTCCGATATTAGAAGTATGATCAATTTTCTGCAGTCAAATCAGGATATAGTTAAAACACAAAATGGGGAACAGAGTCA